TCTTCTAGCTGCTTTAGGCATCTTGATAACAAATAGTATAAAACGTATTGATATTGCTGATATAATCTTGTAAACAGGGTTTGTGGATGTGATGGTCACCCACTCGGGTATTTATAGTCTGCCCAGACGTCAATGGACGCATGCTAGAAGCATGCGTCAATGAAGCAGTAGAGTGCCTCCACCTTCGGGTGATGGCGGAACTCCATGGCAACCTGGATGGCATCAGCCTTGGACATCGAATCCTTGTGAATCATGTTGACCAAGGCTTTCTCCAAGTTTAGCAATACAGGCTTACCCGAAGAGAAATCATGAGAACAAAAGTTAATTGTATCAATCAAGAAATCTCGATTCGTGATTCCATATAGCTTCATAGCTGAATGATAATCTTTCACACACTTGAGTAGGCCGATGAAATCATCTCCATTGGCAACGCCAATGGCGACACCACAAAGAGAAGCATAAAGCACTCTAAATATGGTGTTCCTCCTACTCGTGTCACCAGAGCCTGAGTTCATTGTACCAGAATGAAGTTTCTTGTACAAGACCCCGTCTATGTGCACGAGGGATTCGCATTGGAACAAGGACCAAACACGGTTCATCTTATTCCACACGACTCCACCTCCACATATATCATAGACAAGTTCATCAATATCACAAGATGCTGAGAACACGGCTTTAGTGTGTAGAGAATCAAAACCACTGATGTCATCCGTGAACAGCACTTCACCATCCTTAGGCGTGAGGCTCAACTCAACAAAGTTGAGGAACTTCTCAGCACCTAAATCAGTAAATGAAATGCCAACTCCACTGGTTGACTCAAGAAACTGTAACGACTCGGCTGCCTGATAGAACATAATCTTTTCAAGGATCAATGTTGGTAAGGCAGTTGGAAATATCGTACGCCATTTACCAGCGATCCACTTCCTATGTGGGTGTGGTTCGTCTTTGATAAAGGCACCGAGCGGCAGACTCAACCCAAGCTGGAACCTCTCGACTTCCGTTAATTCCTCTAGAGTTTCAAGAGGAATTTTCGTAAGGAGCCAGATCCAACCAGCGACAGCGCTCACAAATTGAGCGTCGTCGAGAGCACACCCGATGTTGTCATACACTAGGTTGAAAGGATATTGACAATCCTTCTCCCTGTGTAGCACCTTCGAGTAAACTTGAACTAACCTGCGAATCTCACTATAAGTACAAGATTTGTCAGAGAGAGTATTCTGTAAAGGTATCTTATTACCACCACAGCGTCTCATCTTCGCAACCTTGTGAATAGCGGATTTCATGTGTTTCCCATCAATTGCATTGACACGAGACCGCCCCATCGCCTTAACTACTGCATCAAGAACACTTTCGCCGGGTCTCGGAAATCTGTAGGAGTCGAAGTTGACGCCTTTGAAGATTTCTTCGGCTTTCGCTTTCTTTTGCTGAGCTTTGACTTGTTTACGGGCTCGTTTGCCGGTACTTTTGAATCTGTCGATGGTTGCGACTTCAATGAGCGAGCCGCAATCGACTTCAGACGTTTCTTCAAGCCTGGAGACGCTAATGTAGCGATACCAGAGCGAGAGTGGTTCGATGAGTTCTTTCGGGAGCCGTGT